TTTCTGTAACCGCTTTGATGATTTCTCTTATATACTCAGGGGGTGCTAAGAAACCTACTGTAGTATCGTTTCCGACAGTAAGTGCTTTTAGCTCTTCGGGATCCATGCCTTCTTTGCCTTTTCTAAGCAAATTATCAAAAGCCTTCATGGTTACGTCTATGTCAGTCGTTTCCATTCCCGCCTGTGGTCTTTTCAGCATGGTTTCAAGGCTGTCAAGCCTTTCACCTATTTGCTCGTTGCTCTTGGATTGCAAAGTCATTTGCTGGTTGAGATCCTCTAAGCTATCCATTTTTTCGTCTAGCTTTGCAATTTTCTCATCCAGAAGTGGGTCTTTGATTCCTTTTAGAGCGTTCTCTATTTTCTCGTCGTTAGCCTTTTTGTATTCTTCAAAGCCGCTGGCGAGTTCTGTGATGGCTTCTTTAGTCTCCATCTTTTGCTCCTCTTAGGGTTTTAAGTAAATGTTTAATGGCTTCTGCCGTTTCATCTGTTTCTTGACACCCGCAACCTCTCGCTGAGTGGTGAAAAGAATCGTGAACAGCTTTCGCCGCCACTTTCGCTTCCGAACGAGATAGTGCGAAAACATCCCGCAATCCACTTTCCCATTCTCTGATTGAAATATCTTGGCCTTTCACCGCTTGAATCTTTGCTCTAGGATTCATCGGGAAGGTAACCAAAGACACCTCCATCAATTCTACTTCTTTCAACATACGCCTCCGGCGGCGGCTGTCGTAAGATTGTCCCTTACTGTCTACTCGGAAACCAATACTCAATCCGTCTATGGCTCCCATCTTCATCAATTCGTAAGCTTCGCGTCCTGCCTGTGTGCCTAGCGCCAAGCGCCCTTTCACGTACAAGCCTTTATCGTCTTCCCTGATTTCTTCAAATACGCCAATCGGCATATCTGTTTTGTGCTGATAAAGTAATTTAACGCCCTTAGCGCCTGTTTTTTTGAGACTTTTAAGAAATGCTCCTTGGAGAATTACATCATTGCATAAGTCGGTGTTATTGAAAACAGAGCCATACCCCTCAAAGGTTCCTTCCTTTTCATCATAATGCTCTTTCAATTCAAGAGAACAATTAAAATGGGATTTGATAGGCTTGTAGCCGCCCTCTTCATCTTCGTCATCGTCGGGCCGTTTTACGTCTTCGCCTGTGGCTTCAATGTAATCTTCGTGATTATTACAAGGCATGAAAATGGTTTCGCCGTTTTCATCATGGGAGTGGGTGCCAGTGCATCCGATCTCTTGCGCTCTGGCGGCGGCTTCGGATTCTGTGGTAAATACGTCTGTTCGTAACTCTTCTTTTGTGTCGTTAAGCTGTTGGTTACAAACCGCTAATCTTTGTGCTTGTCCGCTAAACTCTTCTCTCATCTTCGGGTCACCCATGCAACGTGAAATGAAGTTTTCTTCCGACTCGCCTGAGAAGGGTTTTACTAAAGGCATCTGCTTTCTCCAATAATATTATGTGTTTTTCTAATAAACAAGTAATTATTCACCATCAATCGCTGGATATATTGAGTCTTGTTCGTATGACTCAAAGATATATGAATATGTTTCCAATGATTTGGGGACTTCTTCAAGTTCTTTGATTTTTTTATCAAGCAATTTTTTCTGTTCGTTTGTTTTATCCATAAATAACAGATCCTTGATTTCTTCTAAAAGATTTTCTTCTTCCTGTTCGTTCATTTTCTAATCCTTCAATATATCTTCAATCAATTCTTTAAATTTCGGATCAACTAGCTCTTTTTTTCTAGTAGCCCAAACAGCAAAATTTTCAGCGAACCATTCCGCTCCCTTGGTTTCTCCATACTTGCTAGGACTGTTTTTAACATCTCTCCTTGTCAATCCTGATCGGGTTTTCCCGCCAAATGTACTTTTTTTGCCGCGCAAAAAACGATCAATAGGCCGATTTTTAAAACTCTGACGGTAACTTTGCGTTTTTGGATCAAAGTATTTCATTTGATGAACATGATGCGCGAATTCATGGTACATCAATCTTCTTATACTTCCCATTTTAGTGGAGAAAAACTGACCCGCACTTTGAGGCTTTTCGGCGCTGGGATCTCCCTGTTTCCATGTGGAGATTTGTTTGTTTGGCCCACCCATCGCGTTCATGTTTCTAGGGTTTAAGACCATTACCCCATCTCCCATACTGCCATTCAATCTAGCGCGAGTCGTTGACTTGTACCCTCTAATTGGGGGGACTTTAAACTTTTCGGCTAAAAGTCTAAGTTCTTTGTCCACTTCTTCAACCATCATAAGGGTTTCTGAACCCAATTCAGTCTTAACCATATTTGCGGGAAGTGCATTTTTACCATAATCAGCGGGTGATCTTCGGCTAAAAATTCTAGTGTTTGACGCATCGCCGCCATACATTTCAGCTTGAGCCGCCCTTTCTACAGAATCACTTATGTTTGCCCTTGCAGTTCTTCCAGTTCTTTTTCCTTGTTGGACTTCCTCAAAGAATTTTGCCTCGCTAATTGGAATCGGTAATCCATCCTCACCCAGCCTTAGTTCTTCTTCATCTGGCGCGGGTTCCACGGCAGTCACATCATCCACGATATCTTCTGGCTCATGGTAAAGTGTCACACATCGGCAATTGATAACGTGAACCGCTCCCCCTTTGCTGTCACCTGTAAACCCCATCCTTGCGCCGTTAGGCATAATGAAATCTTCATCCATCGGGACTTTTGTGCCATTCATGAGGCTATGCTGTTGTCTGGTTCTCGCATCTGAAGTAGCAACCCATTGTTTAATCATCTGCACCCCATAGCTATCAGACGCTTGTGTGTGATAGTCGTGATGGGCAAATCCTGCGGCTGAGTGGGTTTCTGTCCTAGCGATTACGTTGGCCCTTCTGCGGTTTACCTGTGCGAACTCTTTTGGGAGTTGTCGGGCTATTTGGTCAAGGGTGTTATCTTCTGATCGGAGCTTTTCTATTTTATTTAATATCTGTCTCGCCGTTACATCCGTAATGTTTACCATCATATTTTCCCGCCCGAGAAAATACATACCAACGGCTCTTTCAAAAGCATCGGATCGCCGGAAATCAAACGGGTCACCTAGCGCCTTTTTGCCAAGCTCTTCATATTTCTTAAAGTTATATTCATATATCGTTGAGTACACCCGCCTAACCTGTGCTTTTAAGGTAGCGGATAATTCTTCTTGGAAAGATTGAGAAAGAACGCCGATTTGTGGGAGTTGTTGTTCTGAAAGAGAATCAGTTGCCTTTTTGATACTGCGGTTAAATACCGTTAGAACTTTTTTTTGAAAGCCCCTTGCCAATCCGTTACGAATTCTTGCTTGCTCCCTCGCGTATTTTCGGGCCGCGATCTTGCCTTGACTGAACGTAACAAACTTACGCCCATTTATGGGTTTTTGTACCGCCGTCATAAGCTACCGCGTGTCCTTCTTCTATGAGCGTCTTGGCTACATCTGAGCCATCTAAGGTATAAATGTTAGCTAAGATCCTTCCGTATTTGTCTTTTTTCCCGCCGTCTAAAGATTCCAGCCAGAACGCTTTTTTGACTAACCCTTTAACCCTGTCCCTTGCGGCCTTGGCTAAAACTTTCTCTTGCTTGGTAACGCCTTTGCCCCTCATCTCTGGGGTATCTATGCCGTTAATACGGATAGCTTGGTTCTGCAAGTTGATGCCGAAACACAAATCAATATCCGCACGAAGGCTGTCACCATCATACACACTACGCACTTTCCCCTTGAACAAGAAAAGCTGTTCAAATCCATTGGTTCGCATAAGGCTCAGAGCCTCCGCTAAATTCATTTCTTTTTCTTGGGCTTTGCCCCTTTCTTAATATTTGAAACTTTCGCTTTAGGGCGCTTAACTTTTTTGAACGCCTCATTTTCTGGGGTGTTGGGGTCGTCAGCGACAAACCGCCCCTTTTTGTCTCTGGTTCTTACTTCAACCTCTTCTAACAAGTCAGCGGTCTTTTCTGCTGTTTGGCTCTTGCCAAGGAATTCACTGATCCACTTGAAAAACCCCATGTACTACTCCTTAGTTGATAGTGGGTGTCCTTTAGGTAATAAATCTCTGTCAAACCTGCCGCCCTGGAATCTGCCAGTACGCAAGGCAAATAAGAACGCATTGACCCTCGCAAACGCCCATTGGTCAGGGCCGCTGACGTTTGGCCTTACAGATTGCGGATTTGTGTAGTAGGCACCAACGCCCCTTCTGAATACCGCTTCCAACATCCTCAAAGTCGCCCTTTTGCTTGGTGTATCGCCAAACTCTTCATTGTGTTCGTCCACTTTAGCCTGTAACGTGCGCTTGGCTTGCTCTGATACCCGAGTATCTTCGGGGGCTTTTACATGAACGTCATCAATCAAAGATTCAATCTCATGTTCGTCGGATTGAGGGCGTATAATATTATCTGTCTTTCTGTCTTCTAGTTTCTTGGTAAGCTCCAGAATGATATCTTTCATCCTGCGTTCACCGATGTCTGGGTTAATTGCACCCCATTTAATTAACGAAACGATACCGCCTACATTTGACAAGTTTGGCTCCAGATTGGGGTCTTTGAAAGCATTGCCATCTGTGACCGTATGCCTTGCGCTCCAGGCTTCTCTTTCTTTAATCCATGAAAGCACTGCTGGGGTTTCTTCTCCCCTTTTAGCCTTTTCCCACAACCTAAAAGCCTCTGTGCCTCTTATATTGCCGCCCGCCTTCCATATCTTCCTGCCGTTTGCGGTCATGTCGTTTGCCATCACTTGCGCGAAATCAAAATCAAACTGAGGGAAGTTG